GATATGTTAGTGATGATGATTGGGCATCCATCTCTCAGACTCTTGCAGTAATTAAAGGAGGTTGGACAGTAGATGACAGCGATAAACAAATATCTGCATGGGCAGAACTTAAAAGGCTTTATGTTGAATCTGAAGGAGAAGATCTTGTAGCAGATATACAAAGTGTTAGAGCTAAAATGGGAGACGTTGAAGGATTTCCTAATATGAAATCAGTTTCCCCGATATCAAGTTTAAACGATGTTGATTGGGATCTTGCTAAAGCAGAAACTCTAAGATTTGTTGATGTTTTAGAAAGAAACGAGAGTACTCTATCACAGAATCTAGATAAACTTCCTGGATCCTACGTAACAGCACATGCTGAAGGCAATTATCAAGAAGTTGATGAAAATGGAGAGATAATTGGAGAAGAAGGTGAAGAAGGCGGAGAAGAAGGTGGAGAGAAAGGCGATTCTCCAAAAAAATCAACCTACTAAGGGTGATTTTATAGATATATACAAAAATAAATAATAATAATGAGTCTTAACCCCGAATTCGTTTTAGTCTTGGAGAAATCTTCACATAATCTGAAGTCCGAGAAAAGTGGTAACGAATACTATCTGGAAGGTATTGCAGCAGTTTTTGGTAAAGAAAACTCTAATCAAAGAATATACGAGGAAAGAGAATATCTTCCTCATCTTCAATATCTAAAAGAAAAGATCGAACAAAAAAGATTAGTAGGAGAGTTAGACCACCCAAAGGAATTTGATGTTTCCCTTAAAAACATTTCTCACCTAGTTGAGGAATTAGCATACAATCAAGGAGACAGAACCCTAAGAATTAAAGTAAAGCTTCTAGACACACCAGCAGGTAAAATTGCTAAATCTTTAGTTGATGCAGGTATTCCTGTTTCTATTTCTTCGAGAGCAGCAGGTAACGTAATGGAAAACAAAAAAGTACAGATTAAAAAGATCTTTACTTATGATCTAGTAGCTGATCCTGGATTTGAAAATGCACAATTAGAAAGAGTTTATGAAAGTCTTGGTTACAATTTAGAAGAAAAAAGTATGGCTGAATCCATCCTAAAGGGTCTTCCTCTTATGAACGAAAGTTTAGGATTAGAAAATGATTCTAATTTTAAGATATATAGAATTAACGATCAAGAAAAAATACAAAAGCTTCTAGACAAGGAGCCAAATAAGAGTTTAATCATGGAAAATAATTTCGTTACAGCGGAAGAAATGAACGGATATTCTAGACTAATCAAAAAAGAAATGGATACTATTAAAGGATCCATTGAGTCTTTGAAGGGTGTTAAAGAATCTTCCAAAATAACAGAATCTTCCTCTCTTGAAGAGAGAGTATTAAAATTAGAAAAGTATGCTGATTATTTAGCGGAAAATTTAGAGGCTTCTATTAAGTATGGTGAATACCTAGCAGAAAACCTAGAAGACTCTGTTTCTTACTCAAAGTATTTAGCAGAAAATCTAGACAAGTCTATATCTTATGGAAAATACTTAGCAGAGCATCTAGACAATAACATTTCTTATTCCGAATATATTGCAGAAAATGTAGACACGAACATGACAGCAGTTAAAGGTTTAACAGAAAAAGTTGATCAATCTATTGCTTATGCAGAATATGTAGGAGAGAACGTAGATAAAAACATTAGATACAGTGAGTATCTAGCCGAAAACCTAGATAAGAACATTTCTTATTCCGAATACCTAGCAGAAAATGTTGACAAGAACATTTCTTACTCTGAGTACTTAGCAGAAAACTTAGATAAAGGTTTAGCTTATTCTGAATACCTAGCAGAAAACCTAGATAAGAACATTTCTTACTCTGAGTACTTAGCAGAAAACCTAGATAAAGGTTTAGCTTATTCTGACTACCTAGGAGAAAATTTAGATAAGACTGTACATTACAGCGAATATATTGCAGAAAAACTATCTAACAATATTAGTTATGCAGAATACATTGCAGAATCTGTAAATGCATCTTCAGGAACTAAGGAAGTTAAAGAAGCAGTAGTTAAAGCAGTTTCCGAGAGCGCAAACACTTCAGGATTTGCAGGTAACTACACTGGAATTTCCAACAAAATCGACGATTTATTAAATACTGTCAGTAAACAAAAGACAGATGAAATAGCAGAAAATAAGAACTATCCTTTCTTAAAGCTTATGGGCGAACAAGGACAAAGAGAATTCCTATCACTGCACGAAGGCCAAAAACAAAAGGTCGCAAAATCCTTAAACGAAAACAATTATTCATCCGAAAAAGAAGTAATTGAACTTATGGGTAAAGCTTTGGTTGAACAAAATCAATCCGGCGAAAAATTCCTAGATCTAATGCCAGAAAAATATAGAACTTCATGGGAAATGATGACAGAGTCACAAAAGGCTTCAGTTATCGCTCAAAGTAAGTTCCATAAATTGGACACACCTTATCAAATCCAGAATTTCTGGGCTACAAGAGGTATCTCAGTTATAAAGGCAAATATTGAAAGAATAGACGAATCCCAAAATCAAACAATCTCAGCCCCTCAGCCAAAAGGAGTTTCTAGAGAATATCTAGACAACCTTTCTGAAGCTTTAGGTGCGAGATTTAAAAAATAACATTTTTCATAAAATGCAACTTATTAATCAACATGAAATCTATGAAACCTGGGCACCAATATTGGAAAGCAAAACAGGTATTCAAGAGAGAGGTAAATTAGACTGGTTAACTAAATACTGTCATTACCACTCATTAAACGAATCTGCCGGAGCGTATAACTCTTTAGGCGTATTAAACGGTATGGGCCAAGTATCTCCTGCTTCTAACGTAGGTTTATCTGGCGGTCCTGCTGGCTTCTATGCAGGCGGATCTTATTCTGGAACTGGTCTTGGTTCTGGCGATAAATTCCCTTCTCTTTTACCTTTAGCTATTCAAGTAGCTGCTAAAACAGTAGGTTTTGATATCGTTCCAGTTATCCCAATGAGCGGTCCTACAGGCGTATTATCATACTTAGACTATGTTTACGCAGGTGGTAAATTATCTGGTTCTGACTCTGTATCTCCATACACAGCAAACACTCCAGATCTAATCAAAGTTCCAACAACAACAGCTTCTCCTGTTACTGGTTTAACAGTAGGATCTACTTACCTTTTAGGTGCTTCTGGTCTTTCTTCAACAAAAGATTTAGACTCTGCAGGTGTAGGTGCTTTAGTAGCTGGTAAATTCGTTGGTAACTCAAGAATTGATGGCTTCCCAATTTTCCAAGTAGTAGCAATCACAACTGGTTTCTCAATTGCTAACGCAATCGACGGAGACGCAGTTATCTACTCTGGATCATTCGTAACATCAACAAACGTTTACACAATCTCTGCTACAGTAGGTTATGCAAACGGTGCTGCTCAATTAGTTAAAACACTAGAAGATCACGTACAGGGATTCACTGGTCTTGGAACTGCTAACGACGGTACATGGTCTGGTCCTTATGTAGACGGTACTAAAGCTTACGATCCAATGTCAAGAGGAACTGCAGAAGGCACTTACTTCAAATCATTAGGTCTTTCTACATTCACTAAGTTTGTAGAGGCTGGTACTTTCCAAGTTGCTGCTTCTGTTACAACTGAGCAAATCCAAGATTTGAACAAGCAATTCGGTATCGACGTAGTTTCTATGATCGAGAACGCACTTGTTAATGAGGTTTCTCAGTCTATCAACAAGCACATCTTATCTAGAGCATTTGCTTTAGGATGGTCTAACCATTATGAATTTGCAAACACCGAATTAGGTGGAGCATCTTCTGCTTCTCTAAACATCAACTTAAAAATTGGTTCTGGTGGAGCTTCAACAGCAGCTTTCATCGGTAAGGACAATGGATCTTTAACAATCTTTACTCCTGCCGATATCGCTACAGGAAACTACGAGAACCAATCAACTGTACAAAGAAGATTATTCTCAAGAATCTTGGCTGCTGCTAACGTAGTAGCAAACAGAGGAAGAAGAGGACCTGCTAACTTTATTGTTACTAACGCTCAGGTAGCTTCTGCTTTACAAGATATCTCTCAATTCACATTTGCTCCTTTCACAAACACGTTAACTCAAAATAACGGTACTTTATATCCAGTTGGTTCAATCGCTGGTATGACCGTTTATGTTGA